AATTTATTATTAATAAATATTAATTTATTATATTATTTTCTAATCTATTTTAATGTATATTTTTATTTATTTTAATTTACTAAATTTTATTCTAAAAAATAATAATATTTATTAAATATATGCCCTATAAAATAAAACAATTTGATAAAGGATTTAAAGTAGTAAGTGATAAAGGACACATTTTATCTAATAAACCTTTAACCAAAAAACAAGCCCAAAAGCAATTAATAGCCATTTCTATTAATGAACAACTATTTGGTAGTGGATTAGCACCCCCAGAAAAAGATTTTTTTCAAGCATCAAAAGAATCCTATAATATTACAAATGATCCAGCAGAAAATATTGATAATTTAAAATTAATATTAGATACACCAACAGTTAAAGCATATTTAAATGATGAAGAAAAAACTATATTAGTTGCTATAAGAGGTACAAAATCCACAAGTGATTTCTTAACTGATACTTTAATACCATTTAATTTATTAGATAAATCACAAAGATATCAAGATGATAAAAATATTATATTAAATTTATTGTCTCAATATCCATCACCTCCATACGATTATTATATAACTGGCCATTCACTTGGTGGGGCAGAGACCTCGTTATTAATGCGTGATTTACCAATTTTTAAATCTGGTGTTGTTTATAATCCCGCCTCACAGCCATTTGATTATATATACCAACAAAATGATAAACTTAAAAGAATATACGCAGATCATGACCCATTATATTCATTAGGTACACAAAATATTATTAAATCTGAAGTAGTTCCAACAACTCAACCCTTAAAATCAACTTTGGGTGGATTGAATTTATATGCATTAGCACAGAATTTCTTACAAGGGCATAAATTGTCAAATTTTGCACAATTATACGGTAAAGGATACCCACATTTAAATAATGATAATTATTCATTACACGCAGTTATATTCAAAAAACCAATAAATATAGAAACTGTAATAGAAAAGTCAGAACAATTTACACAAAAAAAAGGCATACCATTTATTCGTGAGACTAATACTTCCTTTAGAGTAAGAAACATACCAAAAACTAAATTTATCAGTAATACCTTTAGAACAAAAAGAATTAATCAAGATATTTCTTTAGTATTTGGGGAATTGAAATAATTAAAAATTATAAGATATAATTTTTAATCAATTTACATTAAACGTTTAGATATTCTGCCAGTCATTGCACCTAATGCGTCTTTGGCATTAGATATAATAGGTTGTGCCATACTCATTAAATTAGAAAATACTGGTTTAGCTTTAGAAATTCCATTTGATAATGCTTTGTGTAAACCAGACATTCTACCGCCTACATATCTATTTAATTGAGAACGAGTTAATGAACCTTTAGAATCAGCATTAAGAATATCTTGAGCAGATAATACGCCCTTGACTACACGTGAACTACCCTTTGTAGATTCAAAGAATCCACTGTTGGCGGTTACTACTGTTAAATTCCATTCACTGATATCTATTTTACTTGGGTTGTAAAGAGAGTAGTTAAATTGTAAGGTGTAATTTCCCACGAGAGAAGGTGCTTGCCCACTTTGTAAGGTGATGTCACGTGAGGGCTTGAGTACAAGACCAAAACCAGTTAATCCAACAAATTGATCTTGTTTAGTACCGCTATTAGCGTTTCCATTAATTGCTTGACCATTCCATTGATTATAATCCATTTGTAATCCATTTGCTTGAGAAATTGAAAATAACTCTGATGGTGTTAATGATGATAAGAGACCAGAAAAGTTATCAAAATTTACGCTAATTTGGGTAATAGGTAAATACCAATCGGCATCAGTTACAGCATATGATTTAGGTTTGGCGTAAATTATGATTAAATCTGGTATGCAAGGTAATGTAATAGTTTGAGAAGTTTGATTTGCTAAAGTTCCGCCAGACGCAATAGGGTCTGAACTTCCAACAGAAAATGATTGGGTATACCTAGGAAATTCCATGTAGGGTACGACAGACGTACTTGGAAGAGGTAAAGAAAATGATGGTGTCATGAACACGCAAGAAACTTGAGAACTACTAAAACCAGAACCATTTACGTCTCTGTAGGAAATAGAAAGTAAATTTCTACCATTTGTATTTTGAGAACGAAGAACACGACCAGCGGTATTAGTTAATGATGGTTGTAACATGTTCATGGTGATGGAAATATTTTGTATGCCGAAAAGGCCAGTCTCTTTATCGTGTACATCGTTCCAGCAAAAGGGACTTAATACAAGTTTTTCAGTAGATGTAAATTTAATATATACATTATATTCAGTATCTTCAACAGCACCGTGTTGAACTGGTGTATAGTTATAATAATATACAAGGTTACCATCGGCATCTGGGTATGAAGAATTTACAACACCACCACCAGTTTTAGTTCCAAGGCCTAAAGGTTTACCACCAGCATCACAAAATTGTACATTGTAATATGCACCATTAGTTACAGTTGATGAAGTTGATGAAGCTTCATATCCAGCAAGAGGATTAGCAACAGCAGTTACAGCATCATTATAATTTTGATAAGTATCTAAATAAGTTGGGCATGTTCTTAATTCACGATTTGGGGCAGAATCTGCAAGACGAAGAATTTCGTGTAAAACATCAGAAGTATTCATTGTAACAGTAGTGTCATTAATAGTTGCAGATAATGTAGAAACTAAACTATGTAAAGGAAAAGCGGATAATGCAATATCTCTACCTAAAACTACAACTTGACTATCTACTACTGGTGCTCCAGATACTTGAACTTTAACGGCAAGTAAAACGGTAGAAGTCCAATCTAATGCTTTATCAATAAAAATATTTTCACTAGGAACTTGAATTTGATAGGTGTGTTGAGAATTTGATTGGGCAAGTGCATTAAAATTAGTGTTGGTTACGCTTAATGCACCTTGTTCAACTGCATATTGCACGGGTGCTTGTTGTACTATTCTTTCATCAAAAACAGAAATTTTTTGGATGTCTGACATGTATATATATTATTCTTATAATTTTTTTTTGATAATTAAATATTAAATTAATATTTGATTATATTAAACTATTTCTTCTTTCTAAATAACATTTTCATAGATACGTTACTAAAATTAAACATTCTTAAAGGATATAATCTATTATCTAATCTATTTTTCCAAAATACTCTAATATCTATATTAGTTAATTCACCATTACTACCTCCCAACATTGACGCCATTCTAAACTCTCCATTAGGTTCATAGTAAATTAAATTAGAATATCCATCAGCTTTCTTAATATCAAGGGCAATATCTGCAATAGTAGGTGTAAAACTGTTAGAAATTGTAGATGAATCAATATTTGTAGAACCATATTTAAGTGGTGCAGATTGTGTTTCATTAACAACTGGTATTTGACCAGATGTAAAAACAATAGATGAAATAGGATTCCACATAGAACTAGTATTAACAAAATTTTGTGCCATTTTATAATAAGAACCAGCGAGTGTGGGAAACCCAGTAAAGGTATTAGGAATCCAAATATTTGTATTTAATTTATTTTCTACTATATATACAATTGGTTGTTTATTAGGCAATGCTGGTATAATTTCTGAAGTATTAAATGCTGAAAATAAACCATAAAAATTATTATTAGAAACTAAATCAATCCAATTAGTTTTTAAATGAGTTCCACCAAAAAGAATACCAAAAAATTCAGTATCATAATATATATTAAATAAACTAGATGATGCTTCATATGTCATAAATGGAGGGAAAGCAGTTAAAGTAATACCTTGTTGTAGTGCTTTTGCTTTTAATTGATTCATTAATATTACAAATGAATTATTTACAATATTGACCCAATGTTCATAGGTATATACATAATAATATGAAGATGTAACATCTTGTGCTGTTATAGGTACTTGTGGTAATGGTGCGGTTTTATCTTCTGGAATATAAATAATGGGTATTTCAACATATAAACTAATACCATTTATATTCGCATTTAATCCAATAATATATGGTGTAACTGTTCGTGAATTTGGGTCATTTTGTGGACTATATACAGCACCCATCATCCAAGTGCCAGTATAATATAAAACAATTCCATTTAATATAAATGGTTTATTTAATGGATAACCATTATTTGTTTTAGAATATAATTGCCAATTTGTAGGGTCTAAAGATGGATCAGTACTTCCAAAAACTGTTTTAATACATAGATAAAAAAAACCATCAATTGGCGATTGAACTAAACTATTACGTAACCAAAAATTATCAACACCAATAGCAATATTAGGGATAAAAATTGGTAAATTTTTGCCACAACCATTAACTTGAAATCTTATAATTGAAAATTCATATTCTCTTGTATTTCTAATAATTGGTGTTGCACGTGTTTCTTGAAATGAAACTGGTGGGTCATTATTTGCACTGACATTACTTGGATTTGAATTGATGATATCTGCAGTATAATACACCAAATCATAATTACCAGCTAAATCTGAATTACCTAAATTTTGAACACTTCCTCTAAACATTCTATATATATTATAACTCTATTTTTTTATTATATTAAATGTAATTAATGCAACAAATTCATCTGGATATAATTTACTTTTTTTAATAAAGTTGTAATAATGGTTTAAATCTAAATCTTTATATAAAAGTCTGACTGCACAATGCCTACCACATGTATTTATACCCTTTCTATCTTCTTGAAAATCATAACTATTATAGAATACTTTCTTGCCACTTTTTTTTAATAAATTCATTAATAAAGGTTTATCTTCGTTTAATTCTCTTAATTTATTTTTGGATAACCATTGTTTAGTTTTATCTACTCCTTTTCCATATGGATCAAAATAATGTATACCTTCTTCATCGTGATGCATACATAACCAATGACCAGTTGTTTCATCTATTGTTAAAAATAATATTATACATCTGCCCTCATCATCAAAAATATCTTCTATATTATTATATTTTTCTAAATCTGGATAGGACATAATATTTATATTATTTCCTAGTATCTCACGTAAATCACTATCTCCAAGCGGATATTCTTCAATTTTTGTATAATTCATATAATATTATTTAACAAAATAATTTATAATATAATTATATAATGGATTCAAATGGTATTTTATCAACTATAGCAATTATAATATCTGTTTTAGGTTCAGTTTATAGCATAATCAACCATAAAAAGATTAGAAGCCAATGTTGTGGATCAAAACCGATTGTATTAGCTTCTTTAGATATAGATTCAACAACCCCAGAAACAAAAGAATCAAGTATAAAATCACAAAAATCAAATTTACCGCCTTTACCTAAAAGTGATGACGAAGAAACAAACAAACAATAATTTGTTTACTTATATTTTTTCAATAAATAAAAAATATAAATGATATATATATATAAATGCCCTCTTTAAGTTTCGAAAAATCCAAAACTGGCGTACCAATTGCCATTGTAAAAGGTGGTGATTACGATAAAGAAATTCTTTTTTTACACCAAAATGATGAAGAAAGCAAAAAAGTTCCAAAAAAAGAAATAAATGCAAATCAATATTCAAAGGATTTAAAAAATTTAGGTTTAACAACAAATCAAAGAACTATGCTAATGTATAAATTTCAAGAAGCTATCTCAAAAGGAATACCCCCAGAAATGTTAATGGAAAACGACGACGTAAAAAATTTATATGGTAGAATACAAGACGATAAAAAAAATGATACATCTATAGAATTACCAGCTGGCTCTTCTTTTAATTTAATACCTACACCAGATCCTAAAGTTCGTCAAGTATGGTATATAACTGGTCAAAGTGGTAGTGGTAAATCATATCAAGCACGAAATTTAGCAGAACATTATAAAAAAATGTTTCCAGATCGTGAAATTTATTTAATATCTAAATTAAATGAAGATTCTACATTAGATACAATGAAAGTTGGTAAACCAAAAAGGGTTAATGTTCAATCATTATTGGATGATTATCCAGATATTAAAGAATTTGAAAATTCAATGGTTATATTTGATGACTACGATTCATTCCCAGATAAAACTGGCAAAGTTGTTCAACAATTAATTGACGATTTAGCAATTCAAGGAAGACACACAAATACAACTATATTATGTCTAACTCACTTTACTACTAATTATAAAAAGACTAGATTATTATTAGGTGAAGCAACGAATATTATTGTATATCCCCAATCAACTTCATCACACGCATTAAAATACTTATTAGGGACACATTTTGGATTATCTAAAGAAGATTTAAGTGAATTAAAAAAGATGGGTAGATGGGTATCAATTGGAAAGAATTATCCATCATATTTAATATCAGAACATACTGCTAAATTATTACATCAAAAATAATTTTATATTTTACTATAATATATATATTATGGCCGAACTTATAAACTCAAGTGTATTTAATGGCGTTACTGTTGCAGTTGTTGGTAGTGGTGGCGGTGGCGGTGGTGTTACAAAATTAACATCAACAGATGGTTCAGTTTCATTAACACCAGAAACTGGAATTGGTGAGGTTAATTTATCAGTAGTTTATCCAGTACCAGTTGAAAGTGTTTTATCTCTTAATAGTTTAATCAATAATATTACACTTGTAGATGGTACAAATACAACTGTTACAACTAATTCAGAAGCAAATACAATAGCAATAAATATAGATTTACCAGCAAATAAACCATTTTCTAATAATATATATGTAAGTAATGACGGTGGCGATGATCTCACGGGTAACGGAACAATAACAAACCCATATAAAACAATAGGTACGGCAATTACACAAGCAAATACAACCCTAGCAACAGATAAAATCAGTATAATGCTAGGATCTGGAATCTATACAGAAAATGTTTCTATTACACGACCAAATACATTTATTAGTGGAGGTGCAACAAGTATTAGCACAGCAACGCATATAAACGGAACTATTACAATTGATCCAGATATTTCAACTCTACCCTTAATAATAGTGGGTGTATCGTCTGTTCAAGTCAACAGTATAGTCTTTAATAATTCGGTAAGTCAAACACAATCAGTTCTAATAACGGACTGCTTGATAGCACCTAGTTTAGGAGATTCAGCAATAGTTATGACAGATACCTCAACTGGAGGGAATGGAGATATCACAATCCAGAACTGTCTTATTTATATGTCTAATATCATAGCAGTAAAAAACTCTAATGGATTTATGACTTTTATAAATTCAGAAATCAAAAATAATCCCGCTATAACTGCACCTTCTAGTATGGTTCAAACAAGCGGAACTGGAAGAGTGAACTTTTATGGTTCTATATTAACACAAGCATCAGCATTATCAACTGTAGCACCAATTATTGACTTAACAAATAACACCACAACATTCTCAATGACTATCGACAAAACCACTATACAATATACATCTGCTGTGTCAGATGCTGGGACTGGTCAAAAATGTTGTATAAGATGTGCAAATTCTGGTTCTATCTCATCGATTGTTCTTTTTAATAATCTTTTAATCTGCCAAGGAGCAACAACCACAAATGGTAATGCTGGTCAATTTGTAGTTCTTCAGAGAACTGGTGCTGGAACTGTAACGGTAAATCATGGGCAGAACTCTGGTGGTTCTACCGCTAATCATCTACCAGCAAATGGGGGAGGATTTACAAAGACGGCCTACATAAACGTAGCATAAGGCCTAAATGTAAATTTTAATATTTTTAAATATAATAAATTTCAAATTAAAAATGTTTAGTTTAAATATTTTTAATTTTATTTTCTAAAGTAAATATATATATGAACAGTAAAGTAGAAGACTTAAAGCTTGGCGAATTAAACGAAACTAAAGCAATACCAATCATCTCATCATTTCTAAAGACTGATTTAAAAAAATCTAAAAATAAATATGCTACTTTTGATTTTTTTAATGATCCTAAAACTATTTATGTTGAATTAAAATCAAGAAGAGTAAAACACGATAAATATGAAACAGCATTAATAGGTGAAAATAAAGTATTATATTGTAAGAATCCAGATGTAAATTATTATTTTGTGTGGTTATATAATGATGGAATATATTATTTAAAATATGATAAAGACCTATTTAATACTTTTATCGTACAAAAAGACTATATGATTAAAATGAGATATGATGTTGGATCATATGAAAAAAGTAATGTAGTTCATATACCAACAAAACATTTAATTAAAATGCCAAATATAAAAATTTTATAAATATATAATATATATATGAATAGACTACAACGTCAACACACTTATAATCTTCTTGCTAATCGTGCAATGGATATTAATAGCAGAGATCGTCAAAAAGATCACTATGTAATATCTGATGAATATACTAAAAAATTTAAAAATATGAATGGTGGTAATGCCCCCATAGATTATTTAAGAGGTATAAATCCAAATAATCATAAATTTAAGCATATTAAATACAATTCATTTATTGATATAACAAATGATTTAAATCAACCATTATTAAATGAACAAATTTGGAATGAAATTTCAAAATTACATAATGAAAGGGGTAAAGTTAAAAGAATTGCTAAACGTCCAGCATATAATGTAGTATCATTACCACAACCAGAAGAATTTGAACCAGAATTTGAAGATGTGGAAAATAATCCAACAAGATATTCATATTCTGGTAATGGTAATACAATAGGTGATGCAAGATTTGGTGGCGGTAATACAATAGGTGATGCAAGATTTGGTGGTAGTGTAAATCTACAAGAAGGCAATAACCCATTACGTCATGTTTTTGAACAATTTTCATCATTATTTAGAGGTAAAGGTAGTGCAAATTATAGAAAACCAATCATTGAACGTATGCCAGTAGATCCAAGAAATAAAAGAATTATAAAAGGGCAAGCTGGTGGTGTTGTAAGAATGACTAAACCATTTAATCCATTTGATACAACTGCTGTTCCAGCAATTCCCATACTACATAATAGACCATATATGCCCACTAGACAACCAGTATACGATCAAGTATTTAGAAAAGGGCAATTAGGTGGTAATCTTCACTCTCAAGTTTATAATAATCTCCATTCTTATGATTGGGTATTTGAAGCATTTAAAAACTTAAGTAAATTATTAACTGGTAAAGGTAAATGAAAAAAATTTTTTTACAAATTCACGTATATTTTACGTATTCTACATATTTTTTATTAAAAATATTTAGAATAAAAAATATTTAGATAATATATATATAAAATGGCATCAGTATTAAAAATGGGCAAACTCATGAAAATGCTTCAAAATGCACAACAAGGATTTCAAACCGCACAAGGTCTTACTGGAAGTCTTAAACCTTTTTTAGGTCAATACGGTGGTGAATTTGGTAATCAAGCAAATAATTTTTTATCTATGCTTGGTCTTGGTAATGATGCAGACATACCAATTAAAAAAATGAAAATAGGTGGTAGATATAATCCCTCACAAAATAGAAATTTTGCAACCAATGCACATTGGGCAAAAATGGGTTTTGGTAATAATGGTGTTTCTGGTGGTAGAAGATTTGCACAATCTACCTCATTTGGTGGTGACCCTCTTAATATTGGAAGAAACGATCCATATGGAAGAAATAATCCATCAGCATCATATACTAGACCTTCTGTATCTGATTTAGGATGGAATGTAGGTAGAGGCGGAGCATTTAAAGGAAAATCTCCTTTATCTTCTAACCCTAATGCGTCAAATAGTTTAGATATTATGAACTTAATTAGAACAGCACAACAAGCACAACAAATATATGACCAAGTAAAACAAGGTTCTAATATGGTTAAACCCTATTTACCTACTAATGTATCTAACTTTCTCACTAGTTGGGGTCTTGGTAAACCTAGACGTAATAAAAGTGGAAGTGATGGACGCTCTGCACGTGCTAAAATAGTACGTGAAGTAATGCAATCTCAAGGCGTTTCTTTACCTATGGCAAGTAAGATCGTAAAAGAACAAGGTCTTTATAGCGGAGGTAGAATGGTTAACGACAGAGCATTTAGAGAAACAGCCGTATTAAGTAAACCAGAAAGAGATAGAATGATGAGAAAGCAAATGTCAATGGGTGGTGCAGTAAGTGGCGGAATGTCATATTAAAATTTATCATCCTTTAGATTATAATTTTTATTAATATAATTTTATCTTATATTAATATATATATATGTATAATAATTATTTATCAACAATTCCGCAATATGCAGATAAATTAAGAACTAAAGGTATACAGACTCCAGAACCAATAAAAATTTATTATGAACCTATAGAATCATCTAATCCAGCACAAAAAGATTATAGAAATAGATGGCGTGATGAATCTAGACAAAACGTATTAAATCGTTTAGAGAGTATTGATAGAAGTAAAAAATTTATGATTACTGAACAACAATTTTTGCCACGTGGTAGAAATACTGCACAAATGCCATTTCAAACTTCCCAAAATATGCCAAGTTTTAGTGAATCTAGACGTGGTGGTAATGTAACATCATCATCTGCTTTAACATCAAATCAATATGAAGATTTTAGACAAAAACTATTAAAGAATAGATTAGACGATTATGAAAAGCAAAAAACTACAACATTACAGCCATTAACTACTGCCCCATCTACATTATCACCATTACCAAGACAACCAGCAAGTAATGTTTTATTAACAGCATCAGAAAGATCTGGTTTAGATATTATTTTACAATCTATAGAACAAAAAATTGGTAAAGGTATTACTGATGATACTACATATACTGATTTATTAAGAGTAGTTCAATATTTTACACTTAATATTTGGAAATATGAAGAACCAACTGAATTAATAGCAATAATAAGAAGATTAGAAAGTATTGCTACTAATGTTTCAGCAGATATAAAAAATAAAGAAAGTGATCAATTAAGTGATAGAAATAATAATAATACTAAATATGGAAAATTAATAGAAGTTACAATTGATAATTTAATTAATTATATTGAAAAAAATGCTAGTTTTATTGGTAGAAGTCAAACAGAACGTAAAGTATTAGCATCATCAACAGTACCACTAAATAAACCAAGTCAAATAATTCCAGAACAAACAATTAAAACTGCACAAGAATTAACTGCACCAGAACCAGAAGAAGGTGCAGAAGGTGATGAAAGACCACCACCAGCACCAGTAGAAGGTGAAGAAGGTGAAGCACTTCTACCACTTCCACCTTTAATTGGTAGAGTTCCATTACCAACTAGTCCAAATTTTCAACCATCACAATATGATAAAGAAACATTACAAAGAATAGCATTTGAATTAGGTATTAGGCCAATTTATGAAGTAGATTCTAAAGAAGTATTAAAAACATTAATATATAATCAATTAAATCCAGCATCTGCACAATCATTACAACCTATATTTTTAAGAAGAAGACAAAAAAATCCAGCACTATATGCACCACTTGCTGGACAAGGTAGACGTAGAAATAAAAAAGGAGGCAATTGGTTTACTGACCAATTTAAACCAGATTCCACTTTAAGAAATTCAATTATCCCATCACTTGCTTCTGCTGGTACACTTGCTGGCATGATGTTAGCACCAGAAGTTGTATTACCTTATCAAGGCTTACTTTTAGGACTTGAAGCATTAGCAACTGGTAATTCAGCTTTAGCGTCTTTAGGTTTAGGAAAACCAAGAAGAAAAGGAGGCAAAGGAGGTATAAGTAGTGGGATGGCATCTGGAATAAGCAAAGGATTATGGAGTTTAGCAAAAATGAGTGCTAAACAAGGCCTTAATGATGTAAAAAATATAGGTCAAAATTTATTTAATGATAGCAAACCAATATTAGGGCAATTAGGCAATATGTTTATACGTGGATATGGTAAGAAGGGTATGAAAGGTAGAAAAGGTGGTGCTGATACTTCATGGTATTCATATGCTCCTATAGATAGAACTGGTCAATATTATAATCAAGCAAATGGTCTTTGGTATCCGCATATAATGTCAGTCCAAAATCCCGCTCACTGGATGTACTTCAAACATATCAATACTCAAGAAGGAATTGATAAATTTGTAGCAGAAGGAAAAAGAAGAGGTGATATTTGTGAAAAAGCATGTAAGGGTGAAAGACAAAATAGTCAATGTCGTGATTATGTTCCAGAATGCAATTAAAACCGTAATTATATATATATTTAATATATTTAATTACTGTAATCATATATGATTGTAAAAATGTATGATTAATATATACTTCTACGTAAAAAAAATATTTTTTTTACGTAGAAGTATATTGCTGTTGAGATTTTTACAATCCTATATGATTACAAAATTTAAAAATGTTTATTTTACATTTTTATCTTTAGTTATTATATATAATATGGATTGTTGTATTTGTTATGAAACTTTTAAAGAGTATGAATTAATTTCAAATGGTTGTTGTTCGTGTAAATTGTGTGCTAATTGTATTAAGAATATAGATAAATGCCCCATGTGTATTAAATCATTTTTTTGGCGTGATATGATAGATAAACAATATATATATCATATTCATAAATTGCAATGCGAACTTATGGAAGTTGTTATAAATAATACACATTTGAAATCTAAAATAGAAGAAAAAGAAGAAGTCAATAAATTTCTACTTAATTCTATAATTGGTAAGGATATAAAAATTAAGAAATTAATGAATAGAATAGATGTAATTGATCATCATTTAGATATACTAATTGATGAAAAAAAAAATAAAGAAGAATTAGAGAAAGTGATACAAAAGTATCATCTTAATATAGCTTAAATTTATCTAAAATATTTAGTTATATTTGCTATTTCTTTTGGTTGTTTTGAATATTGTTTTCCTAATTTTGATGCCTTTTGTTTTTCTAAAGAAGTTAAATAGTATTCTTCTGGTGTTAGGTTTTGTATTGCTTCAAAAGGTAGATATCTTTCATGTGTTAAACTGGAAGGTAATCCAGATTTAGTTGTCCATTTTTGATTAGACCATTTTGTAAGTGAATTATTTTTATCTTTTTTTCCAATGTATTCCCCACCCATTTCTTTATATAATTTAACTGCGATTTGTGCCTTTCGTGCCGACCATTGATTTGCTTTCGTTCCTACTATTTCTAATGATTGTATTAAATCTTTTATTATTTGCCACAATTGATTATTTGTTCTTTCTGCCATATATTATATTATATTATTTTTTGATTTAGATTTTGCTTTTGGTTTGGGTTTTGGTGTTTTTGGTGTTTTTGGTACTTTAATTATATTAATATTTATTTCTGGTTGAGTTTCAGTATCAACAATATCATTACCATATTCATCAATAATATCATCATCTGTGTCAATATCAGATTCATCTTCTTTTAAATACATTTTCTGTTCATTTAATGAGTGACCCATCTTTTCCGCATCTTCTTTCATTTCCTTTATATTGTATTTAGAGGATAAATATATATGTCTTAACATTGATGATCCAACCTTTTTATTAAAGATCTTATTTAAGATTCTTGTAATAGAATTGACAGCAACTAATGGTGATCCGTCTGTATATACTAATAATTTAAAGTTAGTATTTTTATTTAATTTCTTTAATGAATGAGTGGGATTTAAAGGATGAAATTTTAAATAGTAAGATAATGCTTCTATTAAATTCTTGTTGTCTTTGATATCAATAATTTGTTTGCCGTATTTCTTTGCAGTCTTATACTTAAGAAATATAAATCTTTTATTCATCCAATCTAAATAATTTCTATTTTGATCCATATTATCATTATATTCAGATACAAAATACATATCCATATAATCTTGATTTCTGCGGGGGGGAATTTCAGTATATAAAGAGAGTATTAAATAGGCAAGTAATACTTCAAATTGTACTGGAGTAATATATTTATTTTCTACAAATGGTAGAATTGCTTCTTTTATGGCATTACTTATATGAATAACTTGATCCCAACTAATCCAATTTTCATTTTGTGCTGTTGATTTTTCATTAACATTATTTTCTTTCATTTCAGTAGCTTTATTCATCATTAAATCAAAATAATGTTGATAGATTTTTTTATAAGTTGGTTTATCTTTGTATAAGGATAATATAGAAACTATTGCAGATAAATATGTTTTTTTTGTATTATCTTTATAACCATTTAAGATTTCATCTACTGCTTGAGTATTTCGTAAGAAAGATAAGTTATTAAAAGGTTGTTTATTATTAAGAGAATACAAATTTTTTATGTATGTAATTGCTGATGATTCTGATATACCTTTTTTAGAGACTAGGTCACTGCCTAATTGTTGCATAAACTCGGAAATACGATTCATGTATATATATATATTGTTTAGATTTTTAAATTACAGAATTTAAAAAACTAAATCTAGATTATTTTTCTTAATCTTGACAAGTCCATTTCCATTCCTTTCCACCATATTTATTATAATTATTACATCGTGTTTGAAGATCAGCATTTTTTATATGCCATGGCATTGCTTCAGTGACCGCACCAGCATTATTCATTCCTCTATCATAAAACATTGGTTTAATCATTGCTTGTCTATACATATGATCAATGCTACCTTGTGTATTATAAGGATCATTAAATTCAGCAATATTAGAGTCTGCATCTTGTTTCATAACTAATAATTTTGGATTTTGTTTGTATGTTGCCCACCCTTGTCTTTCTGGTGTTTGCCATGATCCATACCATTGATTTATATCAGCACCACCTTTTCTACCTTTGCGTTTTCTACCAGAACCAGTTGGCCAAACAAAATTTGGTGGAGGAACAAAATTAGGATCTGTATATAATGGACTAGAATATAATTGATTTGCTAAATATGCATTAACTGCTGTAGCACGTCGGCGACTTCCACCACAAATACCATTAATATTACCAATAGTTAAATCTGGGTAGATTTCTATAGCTCTTCTATTTTTTAAGTTTAAAATTTCTGATCTAATATCTGTACATTCATTACAACACATTATATATATATATTAGAAATAGATAATTAAATAAAACCAAATTGTTCTTTAAATAATTTGATGTTTAAATTTAAATTATCAGTCTGCCACAAAATATATCTTGCTAATGATCCACTAGTAAATGGATTTTCAAAATCTTCCCTTACTTGGTGGCGTTTTATATAGGCATTTCTTTTCTTTATACTATGATTAGTGGTGAAATCACTATAGCCCTTTTGGCCAAAGGGTATTATTAGTGGTTTACGATCTGGGATTAAATAAACTGCATCAAATTTCTTTGTTTTAATATGCGATGGTACAATATGTAATTCTATCATATATAATATCAATATAATAAATTTAATCAATAAAACCATTTTCTACTGTTTCATCAAAATAAAGTTTTTCTTTTAATTTAATTTTAATTTTTTCATAATTTAATTTAATTTTTATTATTGATGCTTTTTTCTTTGATATTTCTTCTTATGTAAATATTTCATTATCAGATGTTAAAAATTTAGAAAAACCATATAAAGAAAGATCTGATTTTTTATTTCTTGTATGTTCAATCCAATCATTAAAATCATTAAATAAATCAGATATTGATTTATATTCTGTATTAGTTTTTTTTGATTTGATGCATGATATTAACCATTTAATAGGTGATGGGGCGTTGATTCTTTTTAATTCTATATAAGTTTTATTTAAAGGTCTATTATTTTGAAATTCAATGGGATCATCGTAGGTTTTATAATTCATTAAATATTTAAAAAAACAAGCGACGGCGACATTATCATTAAATGCAGTTGATAATTTTTTAAAATATTGTTCGTCTCCACGCTTTTTAGTATTAACATCATAAGCATAAAAGCGACGGTCATTGTTATCAATTGGGATTGGATTTTCATTATTAGAGCAGAAAATATATCTAGAATAGTCATTAATAGTATATTTAGATACGAATTTTCTATTTACTGTAGTTTTGGATTGTGTAATAATACTTTTTAATCTATCAAAATTTTCAAAATTTGATTTTCCTTGTGCTTCTTCAATACATACTAATAGTTTATTTTCTAAATGTTCGTTAAAGCTTGAATATAATTCATTATTAGTACCAATAGTTAAATAGTATTTTTCACCTAGAATTAGATTGCCAAAGTTATCAAAAAATAAGTTTTTACCAGTACCACCACCACAATTAATAAATTGTCCTTTGTCTCTAAATAGTGGGGTTGTGCCTTCTTTTAAATATGGTTTTTGAACTATATGAGATAACCATTTAACAAAATATTCTGGATTATTATTAGTTAATATATTGATGTGATCCAAAAAAGGTTTAGAATGTTTTTCTATTTGTTCTAATGAAAAATTTGTTATTAAATGTAAGTGTTTTTCTGCTTCAAAACCATCAAAAAGATTAAAAGTATTTTGTGGACATTCACTAATATTTGGTATAAAATCTACAAATTTGAAATGACCTTTGTCTTCAATCCATTTATTATAAAAATCACTTCTTACTTTTTTGCCTTTTTGTTCATCATATACTTCAATTTTATATGGTTTTAGTTCTAATTTGATTTCATTTTCTTTTAAAATATGAAATCCTTTTCTATTATTTAATCTTTTATAGAAATTTGAACCAATAATAATATATTCTTTTTCTATTTCTATTTTCATTTTTTCATATTCACCATCATCTTTAGTTATTAATTCAGTAAATTTTTCTTTATTGTCTTGTTTTAACCAAAAATAAAGTGTATTTAAATTAATATCATATTTATTAGTATCAATAG